AGTTGTGTCCGAGGTTTGGCTGACCAGCACCACCAGACCATAAAGCACTGCGTGTACCAATATCAATTACTTTATTGCCGCTGTACCAAGCACTAGGCGTAACCCCAATACCTACATTGCCGGAGGAGTCAATGACCATACGAGTTGTGGCAGCAGTCCCAATCAATAACTGATCCGTGTCTCCTAAATAACCATGATTGTACTGAATAAAGCCTCTATACTGTTCGTTGCCTGTGGTTCCATCAGCAAAGAAAATAGCACCGTAACCAGTAGTGCCTGACTTAATAGTCATACCGCCCAAAGTGCCAGTATCTACGACTAACTCAGAGGCATTGGTATATGTTGAAGGACTAGTAGTACCAATACCTACGTTGCCGGAGGAGTCAATGCGCATTCTTTCTATAGGAACATAACTATTTCCAGAATTTCCACCCGTTCCAAATGTTAAAGAACTTGTATCGTTTTTAATATTTGTTTTGTGTGCAACATTAGATCCATCACGAGACAATATGGAATATTCGCCTGTAGTGCTAGCTCCACTGCTTTGTAATCTTATTTCTGGATTGGCTGAGATAAGATGCATTTGGGAAGCAGGACTACTAGTACCAATGCCTACATTACCAGAGGAATCAACCCGCATTCTTTCAGAGCCAGCAGTAAGAGTAGCCACATAATCAGAAACAGGGTCGTACTTATGACCAGCATCAACTGTTGTGCTATCACCAACAGCAGAATAAACATAACGAGCAGCAGCAGAAGCCCTGAGCTTTATGTTTCCATTTGCATCAAGGGATTCTGTAACAGTGGTTGTACCAATACCTACATTGCCGGAGCCGTTAATTGTTACACTCTCGACAAATGTGCCATCAATTTTTCTTTGCGCAAAACCAATGTTTGTGCCATAACTTGATGCTGGAGTAGGATATGTAACAATTCGAGCAGACCTTTCGCCAAGATAGCTAGTCAAACCTGCTGATTCAAAATACAATGAAGCAAAGCCATCTGTTCCAGCACTAATAGCGGCTCCATCATAAGACTGTGGAGTATAAATAGCTGCGCCAGTAATAGAACCTGTCCATGCTGTTGTTGTCCCTGTATAAATATCTAATTTTGCAGCAGGAGTAGTAGTACCAATACCTACGTTTCCTGATGCATCAATCAAAACTTGCGGAGTTAATGCCTCATAATTGCCTAATCCAGTATAAAAATTAAGAGTCATTGTTCCAGAAGAATCTACTGACCTTGCTTGAATACCAGCGTAATGAGGCGCTCCACCAGTTGTAGTGTCATCGTGACCAAATGCCACTCCACCAACTATCTCTCCAGTAACTATTCCGGACGAGTTACGAAGAACCAACTCAGAACCAGTTGAAGAAGATAATGTCGCGTAGGTTGCCGCAAATGGTGCGGCGGCTGTTGAATTTCCAACAAAAACATTGCCAGTAACATTCGCACTTCCATCAACAGTCAGCCCATCAGCCGTGATTGTGCCATCTACATTTAATGAAGTATTAAACTGGCCTGTTGTACCGGTTATAGCCGCAGCACTGGCCCCACCAATAACAGCACCGTCAATGGTTCCACCGTTAATATCAGCGGTAGTAGCTACAAGAGAAGTAATAGTCCCCAAACTGGTAAGACTGGAATTGACAACAGAACTACCCAGAGTAGTCGCACTAAGAACATCTACAGAGTTAATAGCGTAGGTATCACCAGTAGCAATGTCTACGCCACCAGCATCCCAAGTACCAGACGGGCCAGTTATAGTCCCACTAGCACTAATGGTTGTAAAAGAACCAGCAGCAGCAGATGAACCACCTATTACGGCTCCATCAATCGTGCCACCGTTAATGTCTATAGTGGTAACAGAGCCAAGATTAGACCAGGTTCCGGTTAAAGCACCGCCACCTGTAGCGTTCAAAGAAGTAAATGTACCAGCAGCAGGAGTAGCTCCACCAATAACTACAGCATCAGCAGTACCGCCATTAATATCCGCAGTGGTCAATACAGCACTAGCTACAGTCATTACACCCGTTACATCTGCAATAGTCGCAGAAGCTGTACCATCCTTAGCCTTAAGGTTGGTAACCTCTACATTGGTAGAATCAACAGTTGTAGCATTTACAGTAGTGATGTTACCTGTGGTTGCAGTCGCTGTAGTAAACGTACCAGCAGCCGCACTAGAACCTCCAATGACCACCCCATCAAGAGTACCACCGTTAATATCAGCAGTATCAGCCACCAAAGAGTCAATGTTGGCAGTACCATCAATGTAGAGATTGCGCCATTCTTTTGTGCTTGAACCAAGATCATAGGTGTCATCAATGTTTGGCAGGATATTAGAATTAACATCAGCAGCAAATGAAATGTTATCTGTATCAGCATCACCAAAGGTCAGGTTGCCAGAAATAACGGCATTGCCAGTAACAGTTAAGTTACCGCCAACAGTGACATTGCCTGATGTGGTTACAGAGGTAAAAGTACCCGCAGCAGCAGAAGACGCACCAATAATAGTGCCGTCAATGTTACCAGCGTTAATATCAACAGTAGGAATAGTGACAGTCCCTGTGAATGTAGGACTGGCAATGTTTGACTTGGTTGCTATAGCAACAGCAATGTTATTGTATTCTGTGTCAATCTCAGAGCCTTTAACAACCTTTGCGGGATTGCCTGATACCAGGTTGTCTTTGGCGGCAAAATTCGTAGTCTTTGTATAATCGGTCATTTACATATCCCTTCTACATATCCCTTCGTTGTAAGGCTTTGTTAATTGTCACCACTTTACTTTATCGGCCACTTGTTTACACATAATAATAAATTCTTTATCTGACATATTGCGTTTAGCTAAGTTTACTTTTCCGTCTACCCATTGAATGTTTCCAAGTACATAGCCTAAACTACTATCTATTCTGTCTAAACTAGCATTTCCACCATAATCTAAAACTAGGTCTATTCCACTTAACGCGCACTTTCCAGTAAAAACAGAAAACATTTCTTCTTCTGTGAGTGTAAAATCTAAGCCTCTATTTTTAGCTCCGTATTTAAACTTTCTAAATAATCTAGTTTTTGAGCCAACTGCTTGATTATTACTAAACTTTTTTGCTGCGCTTACACAAGGTTTACATTGCCAGTCAGCTAAAGTGCTTTGTTTGGCGTGATCTTTTCTAGTGTAAGCCTGTTCTGCTCCACAGCCACTACACGTGCTACACCATTTACCATCTTCTCTTTTATATAAACCTAGTACTTCTCCACGTACTTCTGTGTAATGCCTAGCGCAATTACGGCAGTTACCGCGCGCTAGCATTTTTAGCGCACCGCTCTTAACCGCAAATAAAACTTCAGCCCCACATACGCAGGTCGCTTTGAACCCATTGGGCAATTTCTGTATTCTGCAATCCTCTATCGGTCTCATACATGGCTCCAATACCACTTAACACGGCTGCCAGTATAATCCATTTCGTTTTATTAGACCAGTATGCGGCTGACATCTTGCCTTTCTTAATGTTTTTTGCATGACGCGCTTTAAAGGATTCGCGTCTTTTCCTGTAAGATTCAGACTCATTGTCTTTCTTTGGAGAGCCTGATACGCCCTGTTGACCAAAGCGTATTGTCTTGATCTGGTCACCTTGTTTAGCCACAACAACATGGCTCTTGGTTGGGTGATTGGGTGTTTTCTTAGGCTTATTGTAGCCACTTACACCAGCACGTTCTAATCGAGAATCTTTCTTCTTCATCGCTTTTTCTTCTTTGATTTGCCAGCTTTAGATAATGCGATAGCCACAGCTTGTTTCTGTGGGCGACCTTCTTTCATCATGGTCTTGATATTCTGACTTACTGTCTTCTTGGACTTACCTTTCTTTAGTGGCATGGCTCACCTCAAAAGAGAGGGGGGAGCATAACTCCCCCATCCCGTTATTGCACATTAAGCGTCTGGAACAACCAGGATGAATCCTGCTTCTGGACGATGTGCCTGTACGCCATACAGAGTGTCTGCTGTGTACAGAGTTGACAGATACTCTTGCTTGTACTGAGTCTGAGAGCGAACTCGCAGTTGCTCGGCAAGAACAAGGGCATCTTTATGGATCAAGAACGCACCACGCAGGTCTACAGTACCTGTAGCATTGCTAGTTGCATCTTCGATCAACGGGCAGTTAGAAGAAACGTAGATGTCGATTCCGTAGACAGAACCAATCAGGCCAGACTGTACAGTCTTGCCATCACGGAAGTCAGAGGAAACATAGCGATCTACGCCCATGATTGCAGAACGCAGAGCCGGAGGAATAACAAATGCACGATCAGACATCGGAACATTGTTGTCATCCATCCGCTTGATGAGAGCGCGGAAGCCAGCATCAGTGAATACGTCAGCAGCTACAACGGTGTCATCAGCGTAAGCAGTCAGACCAGTAGAGGAATCTACAAAGTAGGTGTTAGCACCTTCCCATGCAGTACCAGTACAAGTGCCAGATACAGGAACAGTCAGGTCAAAAGTACCTGCGCCAAAGCCAGTACCAGCACGGAACAGATCGTCATCAACCTGTTTTGCCAGAGCATAACCAGCGTCTTCAGTGTAGAACTGACGCAGAGAAGCCAGGGCTTGAACCTCTACGATGTCTTCAATCAGACGAGAATACTCATAGTGACGGTTGATAGTGATAGTGGTTTCACTTTCCAGATTAGCCTGCATAGTGACAGCAGTTGCTTCTGCTTTCGCATTAGCAGAGCCACGGACAGGTTTCGGGATGTGAATAACATCACCCTTCTTACCACTCATGGTCATTTTCTTGACCAGAGGAGCCATCTTCAGGGATTTTTGATAAGCAGCAATAACTTCGTCAGACCAGATTTCTGGTACAAACTTGTCAGCAGCAGTTTTGTCTACGGTTGCGTTTGCTGTAAAAAACGCACCACTTGTTTCGCCAGCCATAATTTACTCCAAAATAAGTTAAATTAACGTACTCGCTTTTCAGCATAAGCAAGACGAATTTCCGGCTCCATGCTTAAATAGCGATTATAGTCAGTCTTCATAAGTTCAATAATATCTGCCCTTCGGTAGATTTTCTTTGATGGACTTTCGGAACTAGCCCTTGCTCCACCAGTCGATGCTTTCTTAATAGTATCCTTACGAGCTGTCTTCTCAGCCTCAATAGCAGAACTTGATGCACCTTTGAGTTCTTTCCAATCTGAAAAGAGTTCATCAGCGGCTTCATAGTCATACTGTTCATTGGCTTTGATAAACAACTCACGCCTATACTTTCTAGCCTGAATCCAGTCAGCAAATTCTTTATTAGTAAGAATCTCCGCTGAATCAGGATGCTTATTAAGTAATGCACTTCGTGCTTGTTCCTGCTTTAGCCGTAAGTTAGTCTGTTGCGCTTCCTTGATAGCAGGATGGTTAGCAATTCGACTATCTACAGCCTTGTCAGGGTCTGCAAAGAAATCTACTTCTTCAGCAGGCTCCGGTGCTTTATTCTTTGACTGTGAGAGAATGTACTCGTCAACGACTTTTCGTAACTGACCGACTTCGTTACCCTGCTCACCAATCTTGCTTACCGCTTCTTGGTGCATCTTGATAATTTCATCTATTGTTTTGTTACGATATTCTGGTGGTAAATCTGCTACCTCTGGCGCTGCTTGTACAGGCTCAGAGACATTTTCCTCTACCAGACTGTCAACTTCGTTAGCATCTACCTCTATTTCGTCAATTAGTTTTGCCATTATTAAACCTCGTTAAGACCGACATCAGCTACCCTTACGTTCCTTTGAACTTTAGGACTATTATTCGGCTGCCTTACGTTCTAATTGCATCTTCTGCTCCCTTGATTTGACCCACTTGTCTGTAGCACCTGGGAAATGACCAGAAGTAGGGTCAAGACTGCATCTAATGGGAGAGATGATGCGCCTTGCTACTGATTTGCATTGAGGACAATTTTTCTTTTTTGTTTCGCGTGGAACAAGCGCCTCGAACTGATGGCCCTTATTACATATAAAATCAAAAAGAATCATTGCTATCCTCGTTCATTAAATGCTCTACAGTAGATTCCATGTTAAGCATAAAAGATATGACGTTTAATTGTCCTTTACGGAAATATAAATCGTTCTTATCTTTTGTTGCTTCAACAGAATTTATTTGGACGGCATTGTTCTTTAGCTCGTCCGTAAACATCTTCCAGCCCTCAGTTGCAAACATATCAACTAGAGCTTCGTAATGTTTCTCCGTCTCCTTCTCCACTAGATTTCCTCCTTTTAGTGGGTTCAGATTTGTTTTCTAATGCTTCAATGCGCTTTTCAAGACGCGCAATGATGTTGTTCACCTGATCTAATATGTTTTGCATTTCTCGACTTGTAATCATCGTAGTGAGTTCGCAATTTCCAGGTTAAGTTTCTTTTCTTTCAACATACTGTCAGCAACCTTCATGCGGCGCTCAAACTCTCTATCGTCTTGAGTGCCAGCCTTGAGGTTAGTGGTAATCGCTTTGATCTGATTAGTTTCAAGTTCAACAGGAATTGCTTTAGTCTCAGCAACAATCTTCTGCGCTCTGGCCTGAGACTCTTGAGCCTGACCGTTAAGAGCGTTAGTTTGAGATTGCTGGAAGGCAATAGCAGCTTGCTGTTGAGCCTGTGCAGCCTGTTGTTGTTCAGGACTCGGCTGAGAGGCTTGTTGAATAATCTGAATCAGTTGCTCTCGGTTAGAGAGGTTCATGTTGTCAATGATTGACTGAATCAACACAGGGTAAAGCGGAGAATCCGCGCCCATTGTCTGTAGTAATTGAACCAGTTGAGTCACTTCGTACTCTCTGGCTATGATTCCCAGAGAAGAAGTAACGTCAAACTTGTAATCACTAACCGGATAAATCTCCGGCTCAAACTGCATATATCTGTGTGCAACCTTTGTTACGAAAGGTATCAAGAAAGACTCTTGGAAATTAATCAAAGTCCTCTTGTGGCGCTTAATAATTGCGCCAAGCGACATAGAAATCCCCGCAGCGGTAGCCTCGCCATTAATTGAGCCTGGTATTCCAGCAGAATCTATTGCGCCAGTAGCAGTCTGTACCATCTTCTGGAGGGCATCTGCTTGTGCAAAGGTAATTTGGGACACTTGCCCAAAGTTAAAAGGCTGCAATACTTCTCTTGGATCGCCATTTGTTAGCAGGATTTTTCCTGGGCGAACTTCAGGTCTAGCGCCACGGGGTAAACGAGTAGCGTCCATTGCCATCATCGGATGAACCGTGAGGGCAAGGGCATCAATTCTGGCTCGGAGTTCAGCATCTAGTGCTTTTTGCGAGTTATAACCCTTTTCACAAACGCCTCTTCCCCAGAAACGACCAGGAACAATGTCCCACGGGAAAGAAACAACAGGACGATCACCCATCATGTAGGGATTTCGCTCTGCTTTCAGAAGAGTTCCACCGTTTGCAACGACAATAATGGCTTCAATATAGATGCCATCGTCATCCTCTGACTCAAAACCTTCTTGTGCTTTCATTAAGTAAGCAGGAACAAGGCCGTAATACTTAGTAATACGGACTTTATCGTCAGGTTGATCGGTTAATTCGTGGTCTGGATCTAGGTCTGTGTCTTGTGGGGCCATAGTGATGTCTACGTCCTTGTAAACACCGCTTTCCTGAAGCATTTCTACCTGATGGTAGGGGACATATTCATCAATGGCGACACCAATAGCCTCTTCAATAGAGGTTGCTACAGGGTCAATAAGGAAGTTTTGAGGAAGAATCGGACGTAATTTGCACACTGTCCTGTCTGCAATGGTCACGCCTACTGCTTGAAGCTGCCCATCCATGACTGGTTGGGTTGCTGGCTTCATTTCTTTTTCTTCTTCTAGTACGATTTCTGCAATGCCATTTCCAAAAACGGCAGCGTTGATAAGACACTCAGCAACACCTTTGCGGATTTTGTTTCTTTTGAAATCACGGTACAGTTGTTCCCTGAGATAAACAATATCCTGAGTCTCTTGATCTCGCAAGTCATCTTTAATATCAAAGAAACGACCGCGACCAAAGGTGGCTTCTTCTATCTCTGCAACAGAAGACTCAACGGCTTGTTGTAAAGCCGGAGAAATAATCTTTGAACGCTCAGAGTCTCGTGTTCTATCTTCCTCTGAATAGATGCCGCGCCAAAGACGATAGTATTCATCAAACTTTTGTTCGTAATTATTTTCAAAATGATTGCGCCAGGAATGGCACTTGTCCATTACCCAGTCTTCAACGCTTTCTTCGATGTTAAATTCTTCTTTGTCTAGCATATTAATATCCAGCTAAGTTATCAAAGACTTCAAAAGTATCTTCTTCAAAGTCGTATGAATACGCTACCTTTGCAAGTTGATCTATATACGCTAAGGCATCAATCATGTCGTCATGCGTTAATGCGTCTGGAAACTGGAATAGCTCATCCATGAACTGTACATTCCATTCCCCTTTGTTCAGGCTTATCAGTCCGTTTTCAAAACGTCCCTGTAATGCCCACATAACCCTGTCTGTTTTCTTTTTGTTCCCGTGAGTCAACTCTTCGACTCTAAAGAAACGAGAATACTTCTTCATCAAGTCAGTAAGGGGAGACATGACAGCCTGTCTTGCTATGCCCTTTTCTATTCCTACAGAGACTGGTTCGTAGTCCCTGACGACTTGAAATATCTTTCGGGCGGTTTCGTCTAATGACCACCGCCCTACAATAATATCCTTTACCCACCAACCGTTAGGATGAACCTTAACTATTGCTATAGACGTATTATCAAGATTCTTAGTCTTGTTTTTCTTCCCGACTTCTTCAAAGCCAGCAAGGTCTATTGCAACGTAGTAATCACCATTAGGTTCTTCTTCATCAAAATGAAGCCAAGATTCCTTGAACATCTCGGAACCTCTTGCTTCAAACGATGCCATGAACTCCTGCCTGAAGGCGTAAGAACTCATGGATTTCTTTGCCCGATCAATCTCCTGCTTATCCAACAGATTATTGTCGTAGCTAGTAAAGTGCCATGCCTTGAAATCGGAATCGCCGTTTAAGTCGGCTTGTTTGTAGAGGTCATAAAAATGATTTCTACCCATTGGTGTACCGATAAACAAAGCACCGCCCTTTAAATCCGCTAGTGCTGGACGTAAGATCAACTCCCATACGTCCGGCTTCATGTCTGCATATTCGTCAAGAACCAGGTACTTTAAGGAGACTCCCCGCATAGTCTCTGGTCTGTCTGCGCCTTTTAACGAGATCGTAATCCCGTTAATCAGCTTAATCTGCATATTATTGACATGAGAACCTTCAATCACATCATGTCCAATCTCTAGTAAAAGATTCCACATGATGTCTCTTGCTTGGCCTTGAGTCGGAGCCACATAGAAAACATGACCGCGATCTGTTTGTAAGGCATTGACCAAGAGTAAATACGCTGCAAGTCTGGACTTTCCTGTCCGTCTTCCCGCAGCGACAACTTTAAATCTTACTGGGTCATTCCATACTTCTTGTTGCCAAGAAAGCAGAGAAATATCTAGATTCATGCAGTTAAGTCGTACTTGATACTATCGGCTTTTTTCAATGTGAAAGAGGCAATCGCCGTAAAGCTAGAGCCTGCTGCTGGAGTAATCCTTAGACTATCCCCTTCGCGCATCAATAAGAAAAGCCCATAGTTACCGCCAAACTGGTCATAATCCCCATCATTCAAGGACTTGTTTCCCTGAAAGGTAATGGTTGAACCATTGACCCATGAGGCCGAATAACTGGACGTAGAGCCAGTTCTATTGGCTACAAATAACATCGTTACCTTAGCCTCATACCCAGTAGGAACCGTGAACAGGGTATTTGCTACTCCCGCTGTCAGGTTCTTGCCAACTGAATAATCAGCCTCAGGATACATTACTTTTTCTTCTTACCTTTATGATACATTACCATTGACTCCTGGCTTTCTTTTGTGCGTTTTTAGACAATTCGCCAAAGTGATATAACTGTTTCGAGCCTTTAGACATCTTGGCTCCCGTCATTATCATGCCATCAGGATGTTTGTGGGATTTGCCTTTATGGACAGTCCCGTCCTTAAGATAGTGGTTTACGCCTTTCATTTCGGGTATTCCCCGTATTTAATCATGTGGGCTATATCTAATGCCCTTTGACCGACCTGTGAGGCCCATAGAGAGTCCAGGAACTCCATAGAGGCTTCTGAGAACTCTTTTGTCTCCATGAGCTTCAAGGCCATCTTAAAGCCTCTGAGACGAGGTATACCAATGTTAAAGGCCATGTTTATCATGGCATCCTTCCTTACAGGGTCTAGGTCTTTGTAGAACCTGAAGGCATTGGTTAATTCTTCATCACATCTACGAATATCATTCTTCAGAAGATAGTAGATTTCATCATCACTAAGACCCAAATCCTCTATGTTTCTTCCCACGCCTATCGTGAGCTTTCCGGCGGGGCAGGTATATACCTTATGCCTTACGCCTTCATGGAGGACAAGCTGGTCAATCAGATTCATCTAGTTCACCGTCAATCGGCTCAATCGTCTGGATCGAATCCATAGAGGTTACGTTAATCTGTACTATGGGCTTTTCACCACCCCTAGCTTTGTCGTAATGGCTTAGTGGAGCCATCCTATCCATGAGCATCTTCCAAGCAGCGGCTTGATTCTTATGCTCATCGTTTAAAGCAGCTCTAACAATAGAATCTATTACAAGTTCTATTCTATTGGCTTCAAGTAACCTTTCTTCTAATTTCTTGACGGCAGTCCTTAAGCCTTTAGGACGACCTTTGGCAAGTTTCTGGTCTTCTTGCCACTGTTCACGAGTCAATAACCTTTTCTCTTTCTTAGGTCTGCCTCGTGGTCTTTTGTTTTCTACCATGTAAGTGGTCACTAACATTCAGGTTAAATTTCGGGACTTTCCCCTGGATATACTCAATCTAGCCAAATTGAATACATCTATTTGCTTTTGCAAACACCTTACGGTGTGGTACTCGTTTTCCAGAACCCCTGGGAATTCTGACCCCTGCTGGTTTACACCAGATTAAAGGCTATAGCTTGCACCTAAACCTCTCGGTATCCAGTTGCCTGTTGTCGCCCGATAGACAGAGCAGGACTATTGGTGGTCGCTTATCACATTTCTGCTGCTGCATTTAAAGTCTGCGCTCGACATAGCCTTGAGTTGTTTTCTTCTGTCCCATTCTGGGACTTAGGGTTTGGTCAAGCCTGATAACACCAAACAAATACACTAATCCTAGTATATCTATCGGGATTCTAGTCAATATCTTTACTCTGTCAATACTTTATTTCTACATTCTCAAATTATGTTAGTGAAACCTAATCTTGTCAGATTATGTTAGTAGTCACTAACGTACATTAATACCATTAAAGTGTGTATTTTTTACCCATAAAATTGCCTTCTTTTTTATTTAGGAAAATCAGATAGTTAAAGGGGGTTTTCTGAATTGCTCTTTTGCAAGATTGGGGGGCTACTATAATAATTACCGCGCGCAATCCCCCCTCCCCGCCCCCTTTTCACGCCCCACCTACCGAACGCTCGCTCGATCCTGGCCGAAATGCCATATCCCTGGCTGAAATGCCATATTGTCCGGAATGGCGTGTGGCTAGAATGCCGTGTGCGTGAATCTGAATGGGAACCATTATCACATGATAACCATTATCAAATAGGAACCATTATCACATGATCACCATTGAGCAAACATCTACACCATACATATACAATCCAATTGATTCTAATTGATACAAAACAATTGCTGTCTGGTATTGACGAACCATCTAATAGTGGTACTATCACACCATCAACAACACACAGAGAGCATAAGCATAATGAGCAGATATGAGGTTAGCGTAAAAAAAGCAGGTTTTGGTGCTTATCATTGTACTGTTATTGATCGTGAGAATATAAAGCCGGTTATGCAGTGCGAGATTCAAAACTATAACGCTGCTTATTCTGGCAGCACGCCAGTTCGTTGCCAGTGGAGGATTTGTTTGCCGAAAATTATACATACGCCGGAAGGTGATGCGGTTGAGTTTGACGGCGGCGATTGCATGGGATTTCAAACTAAAAAAGAAGCTATAGAAAGTCTGAAAGAAGACGGCTTGATTTGGGACGGTTTAGATATCCATCAATTATTAGTCGCGTAACTCACACTGACGAGGCTGGTTGGTGACTAGCCGAAACCCCGCAAGGGGTCTGTGAAAACCAAATAGGAGGTTGACGGCATGAAGTACCTTGACAATAGCACGCAAGCAGCAATAGCAACACTAATGATAATGGCGCTTTCAGCCGTGCTACTTGGCGCAATAGCACTACTAGGCCTGTGACAATTCGCGCCACTGACGGCGCACAATAGAGGGATAAAAAAATGCAAAATACATTATATGCAGTTTGGGTAGGCGGAGTCGCTGATTACTTCGAAGATCAGGCACTCGCTGAGAGTTGCGCGGGAGACTTCATCGCAGAAGGATATGACGACGTGCAAATTGAAATAATTGAGCAGGCGACAATTAATAACTCACACTGACGAGGCTAGCCGGTAACTAGCCGAAACTCCCTGCGGGGAGTCTGTGATAACCAAAACAGAGGGAAACACCATGCAAGACTTTGACCCGCAAGCATTACAGGGCTTTGACGCTGCTCTATTCAATTCGCAGCAATACAAAATGGCAACTTTGCATTGCTGGATTATTGCCGGAGAAATTAAGAGCCAGTCGGAGCTGGTAAAGGCAGCAGCAGCAATCGAGGCAAGCTCAAAGACCTGTTTTTATGTTCAGGACTGGGCGGCAGATACTAACAAATTCTCACACTGAAGAGAGCGGGGTGGTAACCCGTCGAAACTCCCTTTCGGGAGTCTGTGATAACCAAAAAAGAGGAAAACACAATGAGCGAGTTTATTATTAACGATTACCTGTTGCGTCAAGAGGCCGCGAGCATCGTTGCAGACATTCTTACAAACGCGCAAGAAGGAGACGACATTCAAGACCTTATACATCAATCCTGCGATGGTCACGAGTGGGTAATCTACACCTATAAGGCGCTGAAACTCTGCGCCGAGTGCGATACATCAGGTGGCGAGGCTATGCTCGAAGACATGGGCCGAACCTTTTACAACATCAGGGAACACGCCGTAGTCGTTGCTTACTGGACGCTGGTCTGCGCCTGTCAAGATGCCTTGACACAACGGGAGGCGGCATAATGATTATTAAATACAACGCATCTGTATTCACGCCTGCTGGGTGGCGCAACGAGCTAGTTACCGCTCGCGTCGAACAAATTACACCCGCTCGCGCTCGTGTCATCGAGGTCATTGATGTCGGCGGCAACGGCAACAAGGGATATGCGTCGCGCACCGGTGCAAATCGACAGCAATACAATGTGGGCGGCGTGGCGAAACGTGAAACAGGTACTATAAAGCTGATAAGCAAAGCTGTTGAGATTAAAGCTGAGGATAAACTATGAATCACACAGAAGCGCTTACAGAGGCGCTGTTCCTGGCTCTTACAGCGCCAGAGGGCAGGCTGCACGAGGCGATTGATCTTGCAGAGGGGCTTGCGGCATTCTGCACGCCGCTAGAAGTCACAGAGGCGCAGGAATGTGCGCGGGATATGTATGACAACTTCATGGGGGAGGAATAATGAAAATCAAATTCAGAACAAGTAAAGCACTGAGGCAGGTCTGTATGACTGCCTTCCAGAATGGCTTGAAATTGCCGTATGGACAAGGACCAGCGAATGACCGGGGAATATGGCTCGTGAATGATGCCGGAGTTTATGTCATGCCAGCCAATAGCAAGGGAAAGCCGGAGCATATCGCCTATGCACAAGGATTCAGAAAAGAAGGCATATTTGGCGATGACTTCGCGGAGTTCATTCCGCTAACTATTAGTCAGCTAGACCGCATCATCAACGGCAATCGACCGCTAGAGATTGATCTCGGTGAACACAATATGACGGTGAGGGCATGAGAGTATTAAATCTATACGCCGGACTAGGCGGTAATAGGAAACACTGGGGAGACTGTGACGTTACGGCAGTTGAGCTTGACCCCAAAATCGGGAAAATTTACCAGGAAAATTTCCCCGATGATGAGTTAATAATAGGGGACGCACACGACTATTTGGAAAAACACTTTAATGAATACGACTTCATCTGGAGCAGCCCGCCTTGTCAGTCTCATAGCAGGATGGATAGGGCCAACTACAGGAACGCCCCTAGATATGCCAATATGGCATTGTATGAGGAAATAATCTTACTAAAAACCTACTTCAAGGGGCTTTATGTTGTAGAAAATGTGGTTCCATACTACGGGGAATTAATCCCGGCAACTAAAATCGGGCGGCATTTATTCTGGACTAACTTTGAATTTCAGGCAGAGGACGTGCCGAGACCGAAAGACTTTATTAATACCAATACACTGTCGCAAAAGCAGGGGCTGATGGATTGGCTCGGCATTTATTATGACGAGAACATTTACTACGGTAACAATCATTGCCCGCTACAGATACTCAGGAATTGCGTACACCCTGATCTTGGGGTGCAGATATTTAATCAAGCGAGGATAAAATATGAATCACGATCACATGAGACACTACAGATACGCCAGAGAGCATGACCGCTACAGCTCTGCGACATGGCCTGAACCAACTTGGAAGTCAGTCTTAAAGATTGCAGGGGCGATACTTGGGGCCGTTGGACTTGTTGCGGTGTTCTGGATACTAACGGTTGGATTTTTCCTAATCTAATAGGGGGTTGGCGATCGCCAGAGGGGGGTTATGAGTAAAATTGATGAGCTATTGTCACGATTGGACGGTGTTAGGCAGACTAGCAAAGTGTCGTGGATGTCGCGCTGTCCACACCATGCAGACAAGTCACCTAGTTTAAGGATCACGGTGAAAGGTGATCGAGTCTTGATCCATTGTTTCGCCGGATGTGGTGCGATTGATGTCCTGTCGGCTGTCGGGCTGTCCTGGGACGCACTTTACCCCGATGATGACGGAAACTATCAAGTCATGCGCCGTAACGAGAGGCAGTATCTACGGGACGCGATACTAGAGATCGCTGAAGCAAGTCTTAAATCAGGCGTTAAACTATCGGAGTCAGACAAATCCGTGGTCTTGAGGGCCAGACTTGGCAAGTATTGATTAAATAATCACCACAGGTACTTATGGTGATAAAAAAAACACAATAGGTAGTTATGGTGATAAAAATATCACCACAGGTAGTTATTGTGTATACTTTAAGTGCGGCTAGTCGGGTCTGATCCACCCGATGAATGCGGTTCATCCTGTTCTCCGTCGCCGCTTTTCACTCGAACAGGGCACAAAACAGGAGCAGAAACGTGAATTTCTATCCCTTCCATATAGGGGACTACCAGTCCCACACCTCTTTTTTAACCCCCATCGAGGACATCAGCTACCGCCGATGCCTTGACCACTATTATCTGCACGAATCCCCACTCCCTGACGACATTGACGAGCTACTGAGGATGCTGCGTTTAAACGATGCCGCTGCCTTACAGTATGTCTTGAACAAATTCTTTACTCTCCAGGACGGCTGCTGGGTGAACAAGCGAGCAGACCGTGAGCTCGAGGCGTATTTAATGAAGTCAAAGAAGGCAAGCGAGTCTGCAAAGATGCGATGGCATAGCGAAGGCAATGCGAACGCAATGCGAACGCATAGCGAAGGCAATGCTACCAATACCAATACCAATACCAAAACCATTACCAAATTTATTAAGCCATCAGTTGATGACGTGAGGGAGTATGCAAAGGAGATTGGATTCTATGTAAATCCAGATCACTTTATTGATTACTATGAAGCTCGTGGCTGGAAGATGTCTGGAAACCAACCAGTAAAGGACTGGAAGGCTTGTCTCAGAACATGGAAGCGAAATCAAAAAACAAGTTCATCCGATGTCACGGTTCCTGAGGTGATTATATGAACATCCCCGAAGGCGTTGACCTGAGAGACTACATCAGGATTGTGGGAGAGCTTGAGGCTCAGGAAATCTACTCAGCAGGAGCATGGCGTGAGCCTTTGCTCAAGAAAGCAGATGGTGACGATGACCTTACGGGCTGTACCCTGCCTTGGGGCAAGACTTTCGGACAGTTCCGGCTTAGACCGTCCGAGATAACTGTACTAGGTGGTATGAACGGTCACCGCAAGTCGATGGTGACGACTCAGATGGCCCTAGCACTGGCCCATCAGGGACAAAAGATAGCCATCGCGTCCCTCGAGATGAAGCCTGTGGAGACTCTGTGGAGGATGTGCCTTCAGTCCAGCGGGATCTCCAGCGGCAGACCATCTAAAGAGTTCATTAATCGCTTCACGGACTTTGCTGACTCTCACGTCCTGATTTATGACCAACTCGACTCTGTAAAGACCGAGAAAGTTTTGGGCTTTGTGAACTACGTTTCCAGCGAGCTAGGGGTTCAGCATATCTTCATCGACTCACTTGCGAAGTGTGGGATCGGTGTAGAAAACAGGGAAGGTGAGGCTGATTTCATCAATAACCTGGCCTATTCCGCAAAGCACTTAGGCTGTCATATCTACCTTGTCTCTCACGTCCGAAAGCCACACAGTGCAGGTGAGGAGTACATCCCCACGAAGTTTGATGTCAAGGGTAACAGTGCCATCGTTGACCTTGCTGATAACCTCATCATCTGCTGGTCAGACAAGAAGCGTGAAGGGCTAAAGCTCATTGAAAGGGACGAGAAACAGCAGGAGTACATGGATAAATCCTACGACCAGCGATTAATCGTTGCCAAACAGCGCCACGGAGCTTGGGAAGGGACTATCGGCCTGTATTCCCATTATTCCCTTCAGTTCACATCACGAGAAAATCAATCTTTTCGCTATCCATTAGAAGATAAATGGTTGACAGACACCTCAAAGGTGGTTCACAATAACCAACAGTTTCCAAAGGAGGAAAAAGTATGACAAAGCTAGAAAGCTGGATTACCCGCAATATCCAGGACATAGAGACGGATGGCATGGGCTATCCTGTCCTGTCCGACAATCAGGCTATTGAAGTGGCCTTACTGCTAAAAGATTCAGACATCGACTTCATGTATTCAGATGTTCTTAATAAAGTCGGTGACTTCAGTTTGTTTGAAGACCTTTTGATCGACTTTGCGTTACAGCCAACAATCAGGAATTGCAGGGCATTGGCAAAATACACGAAGGCAATGATGATCGAGGCTGCTAAACACGTCCTGGATCAGGAGCGCGAGTTTATTGCTCAGGAGCAGAAGCAGTACGGCAAGGACTATGCCGAGATGGCACGAGCAGAGTATCTGTCAGAGTTGCAGGAGGGAATATGCCTGTAGATTTTCATGGAAAGTCTTACAAGACAGTTGCAGAGCGTGTAAACGAGTTTCGTTGCGAACACAAGCAAGCTATGTCGATAGTGACCAAGATTGTTTTCATGGAGGGTAATGATTGCATTATTCAAGCCTCTATCATGGACGGTGATCGTGTAATTGCTACAGGTACAGCGCACGAGGTCAAGGGGTCTACCAACGTCAACAAGACATCCCATGTAGAGAACTGCGAAACCTCGGCAATAGGTCGCGCCCTAGCCGCCTTTGGCTACGCTGGAACTGAATACGCCTCTGCTGATGAATTGACCACGGCTGTTATCAATCAGGCTGTGCAGGAAGCCACAAAGCCACTCAATGAAGGCATAGAAGCCCTCAAGGCTTGCGTCAAGGCCGTGATGAAATTCCATTCTTCGATAATGGCGATCAAGGAGAGCATCGCAACAGGCGAGTTTTCATCTGGGGCCGAGAAGTGGTTCCAGCTTGATGATGATGTGAAGAAATACCTCTGGCTTGACCAAGCTGATGGCGGCGTATTTACCACCGCAGAGCGCAATGCAATGAAGAGAAAAGAATTTCGTGAATCATACTTTGGAAAGCGGTGAAGCATTCAAAGAAAGTCTGCCTTCACATATCCGTAGAGTTTAAACGCAAAGGGTAACTAAGGAGGAAAACCATGAACCTGATGCAAATGAAAGAAGAAACCTTGAAAAACATTTCAAGAGAGCAAAAGAAGTTGTCTGCTATTGAAACCCTGTTGTCTCTGGAACCTTCAGAGCCAGTTGTCGGTTCAATCAAGTCGCAGTCTAAGAGTTTCGCGACTAAAGTCATCAAGGCGGCTATGCGCCATCCTGAACAACAGTTCACCGCAAAACAGATTGCTGATGTCATAAAGGCTCCCCCGACAAAGATGAGTCAGGTGAAGAACGCGATTGATCGTGCTGCAAGCAGAAACCTTTTGAAGAAGTTTAAACAGCCTTTCAATCAGGCTACTTTGTACTCTAACCGATGAAAATCATAGAGTGCCAACAAGGTACAGAGGAGTGGTTCCAGGCGCGTCTTGGAGTTCCGAGCGCGTCAAACTTCTCCAAGCTAGTCATGATGAACGGTAAGCCATCTACTCAGACTGACGGCTACATCAATGCTCTAGTAGCTGAAAGACTGACTGGTCAGAGTACCTTCGTTCAAACAACAGATGCCATGCAACGTGGCACTGATCTGGAGCCTTACGCCAGGGACAAGTATCAGGACATCACCCTGAATCTTGTCACTCAAGTAGGGTTCTGTATCCATGATGAGATAACAGCAGGAGCATCACCCGATGGTCTTGTTGAAGACGATGGTGGACTGGAGATCAAATGTCCCATGCCACATACCCATGTCGAATATCTCAGGGAGGGCAAACTTCCCAGCAAATACTTCCAGCAGGTTCAGGGATGCCTCTGGATAACTGGAAGATCATGGTGGGACTTCATGTCCTATCATCCCCAGATGAAGCCTCTGATCGTAAGGGTTGAACGTGACGAGGAGTTTATCGAGTCTCTTGAAGAGAATGTTAGAAAAGCTGTAGAACGTATTAATTATTTGGTCGATAAATTTAAGGAGGAAGCATGACAACTTACGACAATACAAACCGTGGAATTCTGTTTAAGAACAATAACAAGAAGGAGGAAACTCACTCCGACTATAACGGAACCATCAACATCAATGGCAAAGAGCATTATCTTAATGCCTGGATTAAAGAAGGAAAGGGCGGGAAGTTCTTCTCTCTTTCTATCGGGAAGGAAAAGGGCCAATCCTTTTCTGCTGGAAAGGAAAAGTTCGAACCAAAAAAAGACAAATTCTTTGACGATGAGATTCCATTCTAATGCACTACGGCAGCGTATTTCAAAAGTTACACGAGGAGACTGGCATCTCGAAAGCAGAGATTGCACACCGTGCCGATATGGATTGCAGTAATTATGGCAAGCTGTTGAAGCGTTCCAACATGGAGTGTGCAACCTTTGAAGACCTGTGTGCTGCGTTTGGACTAAAGGTGAGTTCGGTATGCCGAAAACTAGAACAGCTAGAAACATCGAAGAGTTAAGAGAAATCTTCGTAGAAGCTAAAGGAGAACTGGAAAAGCATGGCTACCTCTCGGTAGCCTTTTCTCCCTACTCCATGCAGGTAGAAGACTTTACCCTGTCTTCACTGCCACAGAAAGCCTTGAAAGCTATCTGGATCAGAAAGGCTGCTTCCCATGCTTATGAAAAGGATGAGAAGAGCCTGGCAGATCAACACATTGAAGGCATGAACAGATATATGAAGCTGTTGTGCTATCAATCAACCAAACAGAAGTATCTGTTAAGGCACATAGAGCATCCTGAGACTCACGAGGTGAAGGTGGAAGTAACCAGTTCCTCTAGGTGGGACAAGGGAGAGATGACATTCTTCCTTGATTGGATGCAGATGTACTGGGCAGAACGTGGTCTGATACTTGAGGCCAAAGGAGAATATGCAGAACTGAGCAAGTATCTGGAGGCATGATGAGAAAACTAAACGATCTAACATATCTGAATAACTGCCATGAATGTATCCATCAGCTCAAGGATGAGCATAATCCTTATCGGAAGTATTGTGGGAAATTCATTGAGACTCACGGGGAGCCGAAAGAAATCTCCGTCATCCATGACTTCCCAGTGATATGTCCTCTGGAGAAGGTATGATTACAAAAGAGCTGGTAGAGATTACACATATTGCTAAAGACCAGATTGAGATTGGTCTCGAACATATCAGTAAAGAAGAAGCAAAGGAAACCTACACAAGGCTTGTTGCTTTACAGGTGGAGTTCTATCACGAGTTCGTTAAGCCTTATGTGAAATACCTTTCTGAGGAGTCGGAGAACGATGATGGCAGACTACAAGGTTAGAGCCAGGACAGGAGCTGATGGAGGCAGAACCTTCTTTGGCATTGACTTTGGTAGTGTTGTCCCTAGACATGACACCTCTGAAGCACATAACAGATGGGTAATGCTAAACAAAAAGACATATAAGAAGGTTCAGTTCCAAGAGTTCTTCCTTGATGGGAATAAGAAACTCCACCAGTTCAGTCTTCTTGCCAGCTTTGTAAGAAGGGAATGTCCTGATATAAAGAGTTCTGATATTGTTAAATATCGTCATGTCGGGACTATAAAAGAAATAGTCTTTAACGAGAAAAGATACATGGCTGATGGTCAGAAGATTAAAGTAATGAAGGTTGGTGACAAGGATGAGTCAGATGATTAACGTGGCGAGTCATCATTATGGAGAGGCGTGATGGACATCAATGGAATTATTTTAGAGCCATACCGCGAGGGATGGGTAATCAAGTATCCCTACATAAGCCAGGACAGAAAAACTGGGGAGCAAAAAACACAATACAAAAAAGCATATTTCTCAAGATTAGGACAATGTTTGCAATACATCCGAGATCGCCTAGCCAAAGACTGTACAACGGCGCAGGAGCTTGTTGCACTACTGACTGCGGCAGAGGATATAGACAAGACTGTTTTGGCCCGTAACGGGATTATGAAGAAAGCAGACCTTATACCATGAAAATTAAATCAATGAAGAGATTGATTGACGAGATAGCCACAGCTCTACAGAAGCACGTCAGGCTAAAGGCTGCTATTGCTGCGGATAAACGAGGATTCATTGAGTGCGTATCCTGTAATAAATGGTTCCACTGGAAGGATATGCAGGGTGGACACTGGATAGAACGTGGCAGACAAGCCACGAAGATCCTGGAAGAGAACATTCATCCTCAGTGCAAAGGATGTAACCAGTACGGTATGAAGCACAGGACAGAGGTCAGGGAGAAGTACAGTAAGTACATGAGAGAAATGTATGGCTCTGAGTTCTGTGATGATCTTCTGATTCAATCCAAGAAGCCTGTGAAGTTCTATCGTGCTGACCTTGAACACACTCTCAAGGATTTAAAGAAACAAAACAAAGAAATGGAATCGCAGCTATGAAAATCAAATACGAATACCTGAGCCTGATGCACCCTGACGAGGTAGATGAATGGCTGTTTGAGAACGCATCTAAGCTGGATGATGAAACCAAGAGAGCCGTGTTCAGTCTAATGCACTTTGTCCATATGGTAGGAGCTTTCTTTAATGACCACGAAGATGAGCTGGATAAGTTTGTTGCGTATACGCAAGGAGAAACAGGTGAAGAACACAGCCTCCACTAAGGAAAGATCAGTCAAAGATATGCAGGTTGGCGGTAATCACTACAAGAACATGGCGATACAGCCTGTTGATTATATCCTGGCTAACAAGCTGGGTTACTGTGAAGCCAACGTGGTTAAGTATATATCGAGATGGAAAAACAAGGGTGGTATAGACGATCTCCGTAAGGCCAAGCACTATATTGATATGCTTATTGAGGATGAAACCCATAAGGAGATGGGGTGAGGTCAGCACAGCACCCCCTCAAGGAGGAAAACATGGAGTGCTGCACTGCCTCGATTGTTTATCGTGAATAAACAGATTCGTATGCTGATTTTAATTTCGTATAAGCATCTCTGTTTGTTCTTTTTAACTTATCTTCTTGCCCTAACTCAAGCACTCTTTTAAATGCCAAAGCCTTTGCCTGATTATTTTTACTATTTGCTATGGCTCTATACTCTAGTGGAGTTGTTTTTTCTAAACCACCAGCTTGCGCTTGCCCTGAAACAACAGCAGCGCCTTTTCCCAAAGCAGTAGATGCTTTAGATGCTATATCAGATACGGCTTTTTGTGCAGCAGTTTGACCAGCCAAAAATCTTTGAAATCCCTGTGAGCCAATCATGCCAGCAATCAAGCCTCCGCTGATGATACTTCCTGAGCCGCCAAAAAGTATACCAGTAGTAGCTAACATACTTCCAACCCAATTAGAAACTGTTGGATTTCCAGATTTTAACAGAACATCAATTTCATCAATTTTTCTTAATGTATCCGTATAGGATTCCATTAATCTGGCATTTTCTATCTCTGTTCCAGTAGGATTTGTTATAGCATTAGCAAGAGATTCCTTAACCTTTTGCTTTTCAAGATTTAAGGCAATACTCATTCTTTGTTTTGTGTTCTGCGCTATTTTGTTACTAATATTGCCAACTCTATCTCTTACATCAGACAAACTGTCTGCTGCACCCTGAAAATCGCCCTGCCCCTTAACATGATATTTTGGCTGGTTTCTTTTTAATGCTTGAAGCCATTGATCTTCAGTGAAAGCGCCTCTTGCCCCGCCTTTAGTGCTAGCTGAAGCAGTAGCATCAAGAAGATTTACATAAACTCTCCATGCTTTCCTTTCTTCTTCAAATAGTTTTTTTTCTGCTTGTGGCAGTTGTTTTTCAATAGAATCAGTAATTTCATCAAGAACATTTTTAAGAACAAATCCTCTTTGTGCGGACTCGCCACCTTGATTAATAAGATTTCGCACTTCTCTTGAATATTTTGTTCTTAAGTCAGATATTGCTTTTCCAGTAATTGTATTTCCTACCAATTTTCCTTCCAAGAAAGACTCTATTGTTGAACCAAAATTAATTTTTCTATCGCCATATAACAGGGCAAAACTTTCAGCAGAATCTCCAATTCTTCTGTTTATTGAGTTAATGAATTCGTCAATATCAATAGTAAAATTTCTATTTTTAATTACTCCAAAACCTTTTTCTGCCCATGTATTTTCAAGAAAAGATATTGCTTTTTGTATTTTGCCTTCCCCAATAATTTTATCAAAAGTATCTAGATCGTCAGAATTAAGATTTTTTGTCGCAGATGATTTTACTATATTTGTCCTAAATAGTTTTTCTTTGGTATTAAGTATTGCCTGAACAACATTTGACCTGGCAGATTCTACTGTTTGATACCTTCTTTGTATTTCAAGTTCTTTTTCTGGGTCTAGTTTTATGCCCTTTGTAGTCTTGTTTTTTATTGATTCAGAAGTTCCTTTAAGTCTTGTGTTAATCTTTTCAACGTAATTGTTTATGCTTTTTAATTGACTAATTCCGGTTCTTTCTTGTATTTCTGCAAACAATTTATCTTTTTCAGTAATTAACGGCTTTTTAAAATTTTCTAATTGAGACTGAATTCTTCCTCCAGCTATAGGAAGATTTTTAGTAATAGAGTTATATATTTTTGCTAAACCGGAATCACCAGCAGCTATAAGAGGGACAAAATCTTTTCCTTTTCCAAGCTCTCTTTCAACTCTTCTTTTTGACAATGCAGAAATGCTAGTACCAAGACCCCTGAATGCTGTGTTTAGCAAAATAGCTGTTTTTGCTCCATCAAAAGCGGCCTGTTCTGCATCCTCTCCTTGTAATGAATATCCAAGACCAGCCAATCCACCATAAGCAGCAGCCTGTGGAGCGCCAGAAACAAGTGTTTTTACAGCTTGTGGTGTAATTGCAGATATTTTTTGTGTCACAGGGGCAGCCATCTCTGTAACTTGTGCAATTCTTGGCGATATTTTAGAAATAACATTAGACGCACCAGGTATGCGCGATAACACTGATTGAGCTGTTTTTGGAGCTTGCCCCAATGACCCTCCGATTCCAATAATTGTTGCAGCAGTAGTAGCAAGTGGGTTTTCTTGCTGCCAAGCCAATCTTTGATTTTCAAGATTGCTTACATTTTGTCTATAAAAATCGGAATAAGGAGTATTACCGCCATTTGCAATATCTTTAATCTTATCAATAAAAGACAACATTCCAGAGGATGCTTCTTCTGATAAGCCAAAAGTAATTGTGTCTGTTATAATGTCCTGAAATACATTTCTATATAAATTGCTTGAGTCCTCTTGCCACCAGTTATCTTGTGTAATTGGAGTCTGCTCAATTATATTTTCTTCAAAAACACTAGCAGGAATGCTCTGATTAATAGGAATTTGTTGAGCCTGAGTTTCAGAATCAGACAATTCTTTGTTTTTGCGAAGTTGTTCTTGAATCCTACGAAGTTCGTCTTCTGTAGCTTTAATTGTTTGCTCTGCCATAACTGTTACTCAATCAAAGTTTTTTAATTGTGATTTGTGATGCTATTGGGCCAGACATTCTCTCCCAATCTCCATCATCATTTAAAATAAAAATATCACGAGAACCATCTGTATTTTGTAAAACAGCAACTTTTTCATCGTATTCTGTTCCAGATAAATCAATATCTCCAGCAAGACCAAGTTCAATAGCCATAAAATTATTATAATGACGTTCAACTTTATCTAGTTGTTGTAAGAAATATTCTAATGAAACATCTGCGCTTAATGAGCCAAGAGTGCCTTGCAGTAATTCAAGTTCAATATTTGAAACATTGCCTAGCGCACCACCAGTTTTGCTTTCATCTCTCATTTTTTGAAGCCTATCAAAGGCAATATTTCCCTTTACGTCTTCAAGCAATTTTGATAATTCAACTTTACGTTGTGTGGCAAAAGAGCCAAGTCCAGGAATTCCAGAGATTTGTTCAGCCGTTCTTCCAATAACGCCAGTTGCAGTACGATAACTTTCTGCATGAAGACGAGCAGCATCAATAGAATTCAATATTTGTGCGTTCTTTTGCAGTGCAAGTATTTTATTGTTGTTCCATTCCTGATTTTGACCATTATTTGCCGCATTAAAAGAATTTGTAGTTGATTGGCTTGGAGTGCCGTCTATTGTTTGACCAGGAACAGTTCTTTGTAATGTTGCAGTATTTAATTCGTATACTATATTTCCATCTTTGCCTATTCCGACAATGTAAGGCACGCCATTTTTATTTATTTCAATAGTTGTCTCAACGCCTGTTTCTTCAAATGTTTTTGTTTCTCCGGTATTTCTATTAAAGATTGTAGAGTTGCTTAATCTTGCCCATGAGTCTTCGCTCAGTTGACCTTGCTTATTAATAAGTTCAGCAGCTTCTCTTGGAGTTATAATTCGTTTTTCAAGTTGATTTGCTATACTTTTATATCCAGCAGTTCTTAAATCAGAAACAAATGCAGGAATATTTCTTCTTGCTGTTTCTTCATCTTCAATTTTTGAAACCCTGCTTAATGCTTCTGCGGTTGATATAGTATAGAGATAATCATCTCTGGCATTAATAACTTGTTGTCTTTCAAGATCATTTGATGCTGCTTGAAGCTTAATATCAAATAATTGCTTTTCCTGTTCTCTGCTTTGTACGCTTGCAGCAGTTGCTTCAACATCGCGAGCAATTTGAGCAGATGTTTGTTGTCTTGCCAAAAGATCAGCTTCTTTTTGTCTTGTGACATCAGCAGCCATTTGACGCATCTGTGCTGCTTGAGAGCCAAGACCAAGACCTTGAATCATCTGAGCAGCTTGCAACAAGCTCTGAGGATTATTCGGATCAACATTCTTCAATGCGTCCTGTACCTTCTCAGACTCAGACCTTACATCAAGGCCAAGCATACCACCAACACCACGGCGCAATGCTTCTTGTTGTTGAGGCATATTCATCATCAAGGCAGAAACCAAAGGAGCTTGAGTCCTGGCTAGACCAGTAAGGCCAGCGGTTAATTCACGGCCCTTCAGTATGCCCTCTTGAAGCATACGCTGCTGCCGTTGAGCAGGAGTCTCAATGATGTCTTGAAACAAAGATTGGATATTGATAGCCATTGTTTATTACTCAATTAATTGGGGTTGTAAGTAACTTCACCAGTAGTCGGATTAATCATCACTCCGGTATTTCCAAATGGAATAAGTTCAGATGAAGTTCCTGACTGTCCTGTCTGTTGTTTTCCCTTCAACAAGTCAAACAAACCTGCATATTGTTGTTGTCTCAGGGCGTTTCTAAGGTTTTCAAAGCCCAACTGAGACTCGATAGCAGTCTGACCAAGACCAGAGTACAGCTCTGCACCACCAGCTTGAAGGGATGCCAATACCCTTGATAGATCGGTAGAAGGAGCCAATGCTGACAACAATCCAGCTTGAGGAACATACGCTGCTTGGAGGAAACTTGGAATTGTTTGAGTAAGAAGCTGCTGCTCACCCAACATCTGCTGTAGACCAGCCAGAGTCTGCTGAGACTGTAGAGCTTGTTCTGCCCTTGCTTGCTCCATAGCACTTACTGAGGTCTGTGCCTGTTGCTCTTGAATAGCCTTTTCCAGAGCCAGTTGCTCAGGAGTTCCCCCAAACATTGAGGTACGAACACCCAGTCTGCCTTGTGACGCTAGACGCTCCTCAAGGCCCAATCTGGCACGTTCCTGCTCAGGTAACTGTGCAGCCTGGAGACGACTAAAGATTTGCTGTTCACGGGCCTGTCGCTGCTCAGGAGACTGCGTAAGCATATTAATGAGGCCAACATCATCTTGTCTGCCAACCTGTCCCAGAAGGGTAGGTATCATGCCCAGAAGCCCCTGTTGGGCTGCTTGTTCCTGTGCAGATAGCCCTAATGTAAGACCGCCAGTCGGCCCTACCTGAGCCGTTCCACCAGTCCCAGAAGTGACCGTAAAGGGTTTAAACTGGGTCTGTGCAAGAGCCTGACCAAGCAATCCACCTTCCATTTGCGGGAAAGTGGTCTGACCAGTTAAGGCTTGCATAGCCTGTTTCTGGGCCTCGGCAACGTCTTGTTGGCCTGATTGACCTAGAGCATATTGCCCTATTCCTCCAAGCAATCCACCTAGTTTGGAACCAAAGACTCCACCAAGTAATTTGTTTATTTCTTCTAAAGTTGGCATTGTTATCTCCTACACCATGCGCCCAAGCAAGGCATGAATGTTAATCTCCTGTAAAGCAATAGAATTACCGTTAATTGTATTCTCTACACCTATTGAAACTATAGTCCCTGATCCAGTGGTATTGATCTTCTTTCTATTCACCAAAGAGATATAAGAAGAATACTCTGCGTCAGTATTAAACTCAGATATGTTGTACTGCGCTATGTTTGAAGCAGGAAGAACATAAGCCTGTTTTGAAAATCCAGTCTTATAGTCATAGGCCCAATTCAATGTAACAGTGGATTCGGCTCCATCAAACGTGGTCAGGTTTATCTTCTTTAGAAACTTTAATGTCGATGGATTGCCAAAGGACAAAGGATGGCTAAAGTAAGACAAAACATAAGGGTCTGTACCGTCAGTGTATGACGTATATTGTGCTATTCCCTCTGCAACACCCAGATAAATAGTATCGTCAACCAGGTTTTCAAAGCATACAGGGTTCATGGAAGACCATGTGGTTACGCGATATGACCCATCCTGTAACGGGGTTCTTGTATCAAAGACGTACACAAAGAACTGTGATCGGAATATCAGAAGAATAAACGCCTCTTGAGGAGAATAAAACATCCGAATATCACTACTCTCGTTAAGGATAGCAGTCTTAATGTCGTTATTGACGTTCCTTGAAATATCACCAATGGGTGAAGATTTCTCCTGAATGGTTCTTGCCAGACTTCTGACACCAGACCTATCAAGGAAGATCAGGTCTTTACCAGTTGATACAACACAATCTCTATTAACACAACCAATGTTGGAAATAGTATCCGTCAGTTCCATAGTGGCTGGAGAATCTGCTCCACCGTACACAAGGATAGAATCTTTACCAAAGATGATTAAGAATCCGTTATGTGCAGCCAGAGCAACAATCTCGTCATAGCCATTAGGCCAGACCTTAGAAATATCTATAGAGCCAGAAGTACCCCCTGTCCACGCTGTCCCATCAAGAAGATCAGACCAGTAGATAGTAGACTTGTCAGCAGCAAAATCAGCCACCCATAGACGACCAAACGCTGCCAAGACTTCATTGCCTTGAGGCGGAGTACCAGTAGCACCAGCGTGAGAAGACATTTTTTGTACAGCAGCCGCAGCATTTGAATAAACCAAAGGCTCCTGTGAGATTTGAAAAAAGTATGCTTTTCCATTGAAATTAACAATCTTCCAATTATTAGCAGAAACTGTATAAGAGCCAGGAGTCTCATCAGTTAATGTAGTTGTTCCTGAGAATATCTTACTGTTCCCAGTAGAGAATATCTTTGTATTACCTGCATCATCACGGAACTGCTTAATAGCAGTAATCCCTATAGATGAACCAAGTGGAGTAGCATCCGTTGTAATAACGGTATAGCCTTTCCTTGCTGCAATACGACCTTCTTTGTCGATAACACAGTTATCTGCTACAGAAGCAAAGCTAGGCTCCTGAGACAAAGGCGCATCCTGAGTATTAACCCCAGCAAAGCCTGGTGCAGTAATTGTTATTTGTTGGATTTGTTGGGCCATTACACCACCACAAAGGTCATTTCTGTCGGATAACGGTTAGCATCAAAAGCAATAGCATCTGACAAAGCAGTAGATGCCACGGCAAACTGTTCTACAGCACTCTGACCACCAGTCTCACCTCGCTCCCTCAAAGCCATTGCATAGGCCAACTGAAGGACAGGATTAGTCGGTACTGACAAAACATCAGCATCACCAGACAGGTCTGCCTGTGGGACTACAACGTCAAACCGTAAGGAATACACAGCATCCGGTTGGGGATACAGTTTAACCTTCAGGTCACCGCTTGCATCAGTACCAATGAAAGTGTAATAGTCTGGAGAACCAGACAATGTAGCTTGATTGTAATAGACGTTATTAAAGTAAGACTTGCTTCTTTGATATATAAACTTCTTTGAAGTGGTATTGATTACGTCTTTGATTACAGCTAAATCACCACTGCCAGTAATGGAATACTCACTGGTTCCGTTTGATGTAGCAACCGTAATAGTGTCTCGAAGAGCAGTCCAATCAAAAGAATTTTCAACAATCTTCTTTGCGTCATTAACCAAATCGCCAATCAACGTGGAATACGTTGTTTCATTAACAGTGCTTACTTCATCCTCTCGTAGTCTGCGGAGGACATTATTAATAAGATTTAAATATGTCATACGTTAAGAATCCTCTGAAACAGACCTGCATCAATCTTGGATAAATCAAACTTCATTGGCTCATACAAAATACTGTTTGTAATCGGAGTTGACTGAATAAAAGACATTAGTAATCCGCTCTTGCCAGGCTCACCTTGTATGCCTTGCTCACCCTGTGGGCCTTGAGCGCCAGTAGCTCCGGTTGCTCCTGTAGCTCCGGTTGCTCCTGTCTCACCTTGTATTCCTTGTGGCCCGATTGGGCCTGTAGCTCCGGTTTCGCCCTGTATACCCTGTATACCTTGTTCGCCTTGTGGGCCAGTGGCTCCTGTAGCACCCGTAGCACCAGTGGCTCCTGTTGGCCCCATTGGCCCCATTGGGCCTATTTCTCCTGCTGGGCCTACTATAGTGATTTGTGGAACTATTCCTGTGCCGCCAGTATCAGTAGTTCCTACTTGTTCTAACACAAACTTGCCAGTATTAACGTCTGTATAAAGACCAATGTTCTGACCTTCTTCAAAAGTCTTCCCTTCAGTTCCAGCAACGTCAGATACATTTATACTTTCACCACCAGGCAATCTCTTCCCTGCTGCATCATAGGGAGCATAGACAAACTTTCCATCTTCATATATCCATGAATAACTTGAAGCCTCTTGCTGAACGTCTGTAGGACTAGTAGAAGCCGTAGTAGAGGGAGCAGCGCCTGTAATCTCTATTGCTTGTTGAGCAGCAGTAGTATCGGCAGCAGTGACAGAAGGAAGCTCAGGAAGCGGCCCCATTTCTGAATCCCAATAGCCGCCTGATTCTTTAATAATCTTGTCTGCCCAATCATCTAAGCCAAGATTTCTAGCTCTGGCAATCAAATCTTCAAACTGTGCTTGCATATCTCCATTACCATCAGTCTTAATGGTATCTGGAGCCTGAGTATTTATAATATCTGTGAGCATTGCTTGCGTATCAGCCAGGCTCATGTTTTTAATTGCGTCATAAACAGCCTGAGCCATTTCAGGATTAAACGCAGCAGCACCTTCTGTATCTTCTACACCTGCTCCACTTTGCCCTACTTTGGACAAGAAATCGTTATAGATTATTTGTGCCTGTTGCTCTGGAGGAAGCTCATCAAACTTTGGATAATCTTTTTTGCTATGAAATAACTTAAAGTCTTTTACAAAATCAAAAAAGAACTTGGCTGGATTAATAACGCCTACAACATTCTCTGGAGAAATCAATGAAGAAGCCGCTTGGTTTATTACAGCAGGAGCTATAGATAAAGCTGCTGAACTTGCATCAAGGCTAGGTTGTACTGTGCTTTCTACAACAGTATCTGGTGTAAACTTCAATACATTGTCAGTAATGTTTTCAACTGGTGCGTAAGATTCATAAATTGATGCAATTGTTTCTTCAGGAATTCCATAGAATTGTGAAACTTGAGGAATAGTTACAGCACCACTACCTATCAATCCGGCAATAGTATTAATGTTTTCTTGAGTATAATTTTGTCCAACAGGAACACCAGAATTGCTTAAAATGTAATTAGCAAAGGCATTTATATCTGATACATTATTGTCTTCAATAAATCTAGAACTAGAAATAGCCATCGCAATACTCTCTATTCTTCTTCAACAATCTCTGATGTTAGAAAAAACTGTGCATTAAAGAACAAGATTCCAACCAAATAAGCTACTGGTATTCCTTCTTCTATCTTTTGACAACACCAGTTTGTCAATTCTTCGTCTGCTTGTTGACCAAGCTCTTCAACATCAACCTTCTTTGGGAAATCTATTATCTTGTCAGTCATATATAACGACCAATAACAGCAATGCCAGCGGCTAATATGATCCAGAATATCCTCTCTGCATACATACTTCCAATCTTTGCTGTAAGCGTTTGAAGGTCATCGTTCATTGAATTAACCTTCTGCTCTATGTTGCTTTGACGGTTAAACACTGTAACCAGTCTTTCCTCTACGCGAGCCAAGCTAATGATGGCTTTTTGCAGATCATCCAGCTTCCCTTCTATTCTGTTCAGCCTGTCTTCGCTCATAGTATTTCAACATCCACGCCTTTATGCTCTTTAGGAATTTCATAGGTGTAAGAAAGCATCTTTCCACCATCCCGTTTAAACACAATCATCTCCATGACGTGAGAAGAACCATATCCCTGACTGGAGTGCCACGCATCTGGCGGGGCTAAAGTGCCAAACTTCTTAACGATAACTGAGTTATCACATTCAAGTTCGTGGGCATGATGGAAATGTCCTACAGCCCACATTCTATGTGTTGTCTCTGCCCAGGCATCCGGCATATCTCTTGGCATGATAGATGCCAGTTTCTGTGCCTTAACCTTGTCACCGTGATGGACTCCGATTAACCACTTACCAAACCTTAAGTAGTGGAAGAAGCCCTTTGACCTTAATACATTAACCCTCGGCTCTTTAGAGTAATAAAACTCTAAGATCATCTGTAGGGCTATGGCTGCATCAGGATCATGGTTTCCTCTAGCAATGACAACCTGTACGTTCTTGAACTTTGTCAGCATTGTGTCTATAGAGTAGACCAATGTCTCAGCCGCGATACGCATGAACTTCTCGTATCTTGTATCCACATCCAGAGGCGTTCCCTTGCCCGTAGTGGCATTTGAATTATTGGCATGAACAAAGTCACCAACATTCACTAAAAGCCCTGTATCGGCTTCTGGAGCCACAGAAACTAGGTCTGATATGGCTACACAGATTTCTTCCTTTGCTATTCGCGAATCAAAAGACCTATCCCTAGTCTCAGATCCATCTGCCCTCATGCCTATATGAGCATCTCCGATAAAGATGGCTGGCATGATGTCTTTATTAAGTTTCTTGTTCTCTGCCTTTTTTGGCTTTACTGGATCTACCTGTGGTAATAGACCTTCAATAAAATCAAAAAAAGCCCTTCTTTGATCTTCAATCTCTGCCTTTGTTTTAATCCAGACAGGATTGCCTTCGTCATCTTTTGTATATGTAGACTTGCCAACAACGACCTGTCCTGGGTCTACAAACCTTGTTGCGTCAAATGTTTCTGTATAGCCTTGCCTAGCAGCTACACCTAAGATTGTAGACTTTATTCTTCTTACTGATGTTTCACTTATATCTAAGTGATTGGCAACAGCCTTACTTGTTCCTAGTTCTATCCACAGCTCAAGGATGTTTCTTTGTCTTTCTGTAGTGCAATACTTTAATAGATCAGCACTAGGCTTTCTTCTGTTATCAGAATTTTGAAACGCCATAATTAATTGTCTTTTGATTGACTCTGACTAGCACCGAAATAAAAACTAATTACAGCAGATACAGTGCCGCCAAGATAACCAAGTACCAATGAAACAATCGTGTCGCTATTTGAATCTGGAGGCTGAATAGTCACAAGGAATATGTAGCCGAGGAATCCAAGTAAGCTCGTAATACCAATTACTCGCGCTGTCCAGTCTCCAGAAA